ACTGCCCATGCAAACCAGTCATCAAATGAAACAGCAAGTTCCAAATGGATGAAACGATTTGCTAACGGTGCTGGCATACGATATGTAACACCTTTGTCAGCATCACGGTTACCAGCCGCAATAATCATTACATTGTCTGGCAGTTTATATGTACCTACCTTACGGTTAAGAATGAGCTGGTAAGCCGCCGCTTGTACCGCAGGAGCCGCAGAGTTCATTTCGTCTAAGAACAATACAATATTGTCGTATTGTTTTGCAAATTCTTCGCTTGGAAGTTCTTGCGGAGCACCCCATACCATAGCATTATCGTTTGCAGAGTAGTATGGAATACCTTTAATATCTGTAGGTTCCCAAAGTGAAAGACGAACGTCAATCAAATGTGAATTAGGCAGACTGTCTGTAATCTGTGCAACAATATCAGACTTACCAATGCCTGGAGGTCCCCAAAGGAAGATAGGACGTTTTTTACTAATAGCATGTTTAATGCTTGACTTTGCCGAGTTTGGGCTTACTGTGCGTGTTGCTGTTGCTTCCATTATATATTCCCTCTTGTGTGAATCAGTGCTTAATTTCTAACTATATATATAGTATACACTCTACACGTTTAATGTCAAGTACTTTTTTACCAAAAAGTTAATCTTTTTTCTGGCGGTTCATTGCTTTAGTTAAGCCATATTTTCGTATATCGCCAGAAAAAAGATGAAGTTCGAGTGCTTTCTTTTCGTCCGTTACTGTAATACCTTTTCGGCCCATATAGTAAGGACAGTCAATAAACTTATCTAAAAATATAATGGTTTGAGTGGTAATTTCAAAATCTATAGGATATGGAACGTCATATGTAGATAGTTTTAGATCTTCTGTAATTACACGAAGACCTTCGTCAGTAAGGCGTAAGCCGCCAGAATCTTTTGCTCTTGTATTCTGCCACCACTGTGGTAAATGTTCTTTAATTGAAACATCATTAACAGATTTATCAAGTTGTTTTAGAAATATTTTTGTATAGGTTTCTTTCCAGTTCATTGTGACAATGGAATACTTTCGCCTTGGTTAAGTTTGATAACTTCAAAATCGTTACAGTTAAACATATCGTTTAGTTTTTTTGCAAGATTAATTGCATGACCTGGATTTGAAAAAGATACTTTTTTGTATTTAGGTCCAGGATAGTTTGTAAGTATGTTAGCAGATTTAAGGTTAAAAGGTTCGCCCTTAAAGAATACAGCCCATATGGCTTCTGCTTTTAGTACTTGATCAGATCTATATGTTTTTTTATCTACATGTTCTAATAGAACATTTGGTTTTGGTCTGCTCATATGCGTAAATCCTTAATAATATACGCATATATTTATCTCTTTTAGCAGTTATCTACGTAGTTTATTTCCAGCCAGTTCCGCCGTCCATTGTTACTTTAATGACTTCATCTTCTTTTGTAGCATTTTTAATAAGTAATGTTTCTAAATCTCCGTTCAGCCTTGTCATTACTTCACCAATAGTAAAAGCTAATCTTTTTGCTGATGCCATATCGAGCTTAACTTCTTTAGCATTGCCAGTGTCTGCTGTTTTAACTTGTTGTAAAAACATTTGAATAGGATTTGTGTTAATAGGATCCATTAAGTACCTCCGGTATAAATTTTTCTGCAATTATTTTATGTGCATCAAAATTGTAATGTTCTTCATCTATTTTCATTTCTTCTATATCAATATTTAAATTATCTTTAATCCAAATATTTGCAGGAGTTTCAAAAACTTTTACATTTTTAAGATCTCCAAACATATTTAAGTTTTCTGACATTTGTACCCTATCATTTATTCTCCAGATATATACTGGTACATTGCACATTGAGTCAATTACAAAAATGTCTTTGCAATATTCTTCATTTTTAAGATGTGTAACAATTTCTGTATGAAACTTCATATGCATATAATTAGTATCAAAGCCCTTCCAGTCATACCCGCCGTTGAGCTCAGGACAACCTTCATCATACATTCCTACACTATCCCATTTTACTTTTTCATTCCATTCAACTACGTTATAATCTCGAGTATTATAATCATCATAAAGAACAAACTTGTCAGATTCTAAAAATTTTCTTGTAAAATATCCAGGTTCGAGATGTCTAAACTTTAAATCAAGATTATTGCCCATTGGCCATCTGTCCCAATATGTAGACTGTATTAATACACCATCAATTTTATGTGTATTAAGTACATGTCTAATCCATCGAGGATACTTACTATTTGGTGCTCCAGAACCTGCATAAATGTAGCAGATGTCGTCTGCTAAAGATTCTGCATAAATTTTTGCATAATTATTATCTTGCCAGTGGAACTTATCACCAGACTTTTCATTCCAATGAAATCCGTTTGTATGACTACATCCTACAAATAATAAGTTACCTTGCATTAACCTTACTCAACGCCTGACGCATTTCTATTTCTGTTTTAAATGGTCCTTGAGTCTCGTAACGTTCGATAGTAATTAATTTAGGGCAAAATGATTTAACCCATCCTTTGTCAAAACGAATAATATAGTATCCGGCACAGTAAATACTTTTAGATTTTTTACTTTTTGTAAATAACGGCAATTTACGTTTAACGTCGAGCATATCATTATACGGAGTACAACTTGTAGGATAACCGTGAATTTCTTTAATATGTGTTTCAACAATGTTTAGTTTTTGCCAATCTACTTTCCCGCCAAGTCTTTTTGTTAGTTGATTTTTTGTTAAAAACCGTGTACCGCTTGCGTCACTAAGCATATACTGATCTTCATTAAAGGATAGAGTACCGACTTTTTGGTTATCTTGTTCAACAATCCAGAACTTATTTTTTAATACTTCTTTTGCTTTAATCATTTAGGATACCTCGCTTGTAAGGGTTGTGCATATTGTGCCGCTTGGTCTGCAATACGTTGCATATCCCATTTAGCACAGAACTTCATAAGACGCATACCAACTTGTGTAATGTCTTTAGGTTCAACTTCTGCAATAGTGTTATCAATTATCTCTCTAATGTCTGTAGGCTGTGCAGACAAATCACAGAGTGTTACATTGCGGTTGTAGTCGTCCAAAACACGGTGCTCATCGCCATTATGATCAACCCAACGCTGTAGCATAAGATTATTCCAGTTATAACCTTTCGTGGCCTTATCGTCATATGCTTCCAGTAGGCCAACTTTATTCTTTGTACCTTTCTTTCTAACACCCGGATAAGCGGAGAAAACATTGTCACTTGTATCACCTCGCATACATTTTTCAAATAGTAGCCATTGTGGGTCTGGAGCACCTTTAGGCTCTCCTGTCTTTTTATCAATCACAGGCTGTTTCTTTTTGTCATCAAAGTAACCTTCATGTGTAATAATTGTGTTATTAACGCCATTATACTGTTTAACGTTAGGTGCAATAAGTTGTGCAAAGTCGCCATCTGTACTAATAATAACATGATCGTCATTAGGATGATTCTGTACCCAACCTGCAATCAAATCATCTGCTTCAAGTTGCGGATGACGCATCATTGTACAGTTAGTCTTTGTACCAATAAAGTCTTTAAACTCGTCAAAGATCTCCCAAAACACAGTATCTTCTTCTTGCTGTGCAGGAGTCATTGCATCACGAGTTTCTTGTCTATTGCGCTTGTATGGCTCGTAATAGTCTTTACGCCAACTACGACCTTCTAAGCAGAACACAACATGATCTGCATTAAAGTCTGTCCAAGCCTTTTTAACACTGTTTAGTGTAATATGTAGCGCCATGCCTACTTTCGTGTCAAGATCGCCACGTACAACGTGTCGAGCTCTAAAGAAAGTATTTGCTGTGTCTACTAAAATATATGTACTCATTTGTCCTCACTGACATAAATCTTCATACTTAATAGTATACTGTCTATGCTTGCTTTTGTCAAATTTAAAAACAGGAATATATCCAAAAAGTTTCTTCAAAATTATGATACCGAACTTTTATTTTTATCTATTGGAGTTACGTTAATATGACCCATGCCACGATCAGTTGATTGACCTTCATCTTCAAGCATTTGCGATACAATAGTTCTAAACCAAGCATCTACAATTTGTTCATTTGATTCTCCACTGTAGCCTGCATCTATCAATTGTTCAATAAACTCGTTGTTCCAATCAAGCTCAAAGAATCCGTTTCGAATGTTGTCTGGATTAACTTGTGTATCAAGTACAGCAACCCACGGTTCACCTGCTTTAGTGGCCGCTTCTTTTTCTTTTTCGAGTGCTTCTCGACGTTTTTCTTCCGGACTAAGTTTACTAACTCGTTTACGTTCTTTTTCTAAAGCAGTTTTTTCAGCTTCTACTTTATCAAGTCCTGTTATCTTTTTAAAGAACTCTTTCATATGCCTGCCTCCCTAACTCGATCTTCGAGCGTTTTAGATTTGTGTTTTCTTTTCTTTTGTTCATCTTCAACAAATTCTTCTTCATCAAATGCATTCTCAAGTCCCCCACGCATTTCCAAAGAGTCCGATGTGCATTCTTGGGCTGAATCGCCATCCTTGTTCCATGCAGAGCTCTGCGACTTGTCTTTCGTTGAGAACATATTCTTCACTGCGTCCGCCCAGCGGCATAAGGTAGACTGGACATTCAACACCGGCGTCTCTGTAGTCTCGAACTGCTCTTTGAACTTCTTCCACATCATCTTGATCGGCAACAACAAACTTAAGATACATGTCACTGTTATTAGTATTAAAGTAGTCATTAGCAATATTAGGCTTAATAGCAGTATCTCGAGGTTCTCCCGAAACACTAAGTTTAGGTGAACATGAGAACGTGAACTGAATACGATCTTGATTTTCGATGTAATTTCTAAAATCTTCGTGTAAAGATTGTGTTGTATTTGTTTCAATAGTGACATGTTTTAAATCTCCCATCTTTGGATGTTCAAATAATTCAACGTAAAGTCTTTGCCATGCCAGCAAAGGCTCACCTCCTGTTAGGATAAAGTGTACATCTTGACCATTATCCATACTCCATTTACCTTCCGGTAGTAAACTAATTATATGTTCAACTACTTCGTCAACTTCGGCAAGTTTATTAAAATGTTTAAACTCTGGATAGATACTTGCATATGTATCACAACCTGTGTGAATAATAGGCAAATCTTCAAATTTTTCTGTTGTATTATGTACATCTTTAGCAATTAATTCTGCTACTTCTGGGTTATGTCTAATACCATCTTTTTGTTTTGTATCACGCATTGGCTCATTTTTTCCTAAGCCAAAGTTCATGCAACGAAAGTTACAGCCAAATGTTCTTAAAAATAAACTTGGAACACCAACAAATTTACCTTCACCTTGTACACTATAAAACGCTTCTGAATATCTTAATTTCATACAAAATTCCTTTCATCTGGCTTTTGTTGCCATACATTACTAACTAAACACTTTCTTACGCCAGATACTACTGGATTAACAGAATGTAAATTACTGCTATTAAAAACAACTACTCTATTAGGCAATGCATCAACAGTATCAACATTGCCGTCGTCGTATTTTATTAATAACTCGCCACCATTAGGTGCTTCGTTATGAAGATAGTATACTAAGCCAACAACTGGATACTTTTCTTCACCAGTATTTTTAAAGTGTGCTTCGTCTCGATCTCTATGTGCCTCTAATAAATTATAATCATTATAATCGTGTAGCCAGTATTCGAAACCTTCAAAGTTGCTTACATCTTTCATAAACTTAATCCAAAAGTTTTTAGTCCATTCTTTTAAAACAGATTGAGATGTATCATCATTAAAATTACACCACACAGGAGACATTGATTGTGTTTGCCAATTAATGAGATTTTTTAAGTTTAAACAACTTTCAGTCTCAAAATTATCTATCACAATAGCTTCCATTAACAAGCAAATTCCTGTTGTAGTTTAATGTTATCAAAGAACTCTTTCTTAGTACCTGCGTCATCTTTAAATGAACCTTTTAGTACTGTAGTTTGAGTTAATGAACTATGTGCTTTAATGCCACGATTCTCACAACAACCGTGTGTTGCTTGAATATAAACACCCAAGTGTTCCGCACCTGTTGCTTTTTGAATTTCACGTGCAATGTCGTTTGCAAGTTCTTCTTGCAATGTACCACGTCGAGCACACCACTGTGCAATACGTGTATACTTAGATAATCCAATTAGTTTTTCTGCGGCAATAATTCCAATATATGCTGTGCCAGTTACTGGCTGGTGATGATGCGAACACATACTTTTTAGTTCGCTTCGTACAACTAACATACCTTCATAACGATCTTCGCTATCATTTGGAAATGCTGTTGCTTTAGGCATAGGATCATAACGTCCGCTCATAATCTCATTAAAGTACATCTTAGCAAGACGTCTTGCTGTACCATGTGAGTTAGGATCGTTATGTCTATCAATAAGCAATGTGTCTAATACGTTTTCAAACGCAACAGTTGCTTCATCAATTAGTGCTTCTTTATCACCGTTCTGTAGAACTTGTGAAATGTTATCGCCGGCCCAATAGCGGATACCAGCATCTTCAAGTTTTGCTTTAATTTGTTTTGCTTTGCTCAATTTATTTCTCCGATGTTAAGGCAGTGGATTGCCAATAATAAGTACAATACATAACATGTATTATACATTGTTATTTAGGTTTTGTCAAGCTCTTTCCAATAAAAAGTTGATATTGAAAGTCGATATTTTGGACCATTAGCTGATGGCGGTGTAAATCTATGTGGTATTTCACCGTCAAATTTAATTATTCTATTGGGTTTATATGGAGATGTAAAAATAACATTTTCTCCTGAATCATCATAAAATAATGTTTCGCCGCCCCAACTATCTTGCCACTCTAAATTTGCATAATAGAGTAAGACTTCTTGATTACCGTGTATGTGTGTAGAATGTGAATCTGCAACAGTATCTAAGTTAATGATAGTTCTTTCGATACTTTTTGAAACCATATTTTTATAAGGCTCACAATTTGATAATGTGTCAAGAAAGTCCGCCATACTTTTGTCTAAATCTTTGTTTGCCCACATATCACTGTCAATAGGACTATGTAGGAAACTTTCAGTAGTATTCCATTTATCTGCCCACCCGATAAAAAACGGTGCATTAAAACATTTTAGATATAATAGATTTGCATCTTTAAAATCAAAAACATTATCATAAACTGTAATTAACGGATGGGGGTTTGATATAATCATTATTCTGCAAAGTAACCTTCTAAAATGTCAAGCACGTCTTGGTACTTAGCCATTTCTAAAATTTCTACTTCAATAGCCTCCATAATATCTGAATGCTCACCAATCCCTGCTGGATTAGTAAGATAAACTTCTACATTCATTCTATGTTTTTCAATGTGTCCGTAAGCATGATCTCTTACAGCTTTAAGAATCTTTTGACGCATCTTTATACGTTTCCTTTCTATAGTTGCCTTGTCCCGGAATTACATTTCGAATTCCACCAACGGGATCCGGGGTATCACCGTCACGACGAAATATTAAGTGTACATGCGGCCACATAACTGTTTGGCCGGCACTTTCTCCAAAGTTCATACCTATGTTAAACCCTGTAATATCATTCTCATCAGAGCGTACATTGTCGCTCCCCATTGACAACGCAAAATTCATACATTTTAAAATTTCTTCGTTTGTATTCTTTTTAGGTACAATTAGAGCATGATCTTTAGTAACAGGAAATTTATCCTTGTATACGTTAAAATCTCTTGTATCGTATACAGGATCAGTCCATGGAATTAACCCCATTCCTTGTGCTTCATGAAAACTGTTTGGTATTTTATTACTATGATCAATATCGTCAGTGCTCATTTTCTTCTCCTATTAGATATGGTATATAATGTTCTGCAATAATATTGTGTATTTCTTCTTGATAGTGTTCACCATCAATAGTCTTATCTTCAATATTAATTTTAAATTTTTTCATAATAAAATCTTGTGCTGATAACGAAGGAATATATAAAAAATCTAATTCCCCAAACATATTTAGATGTTCTGGAAAATATACTCTATTGTTTATGGTCCACATATATGCTTTTACGTTTTGCTCTTTGCACATAGCATTTATTAAATACAAATCTTTTAAAAAATCTCTATACTGTAAATGTGTAATTGATTCGTGCCATAATTTAGAATAAGGATACGATTCATGAAAAGGTTGCCAATCTTTATCTATATTACCATCCGGAATCCACAAACCTTTAAATTCTTCAAATAATTCTGGACGACATTGTTCGGACACTTCGATATAATTATCTACAGATCTCCAATCTGTAAAATATTTTATATTTTTGTTATTAGAAACATATGTATCATCTAAGAACATATCAACAGGAGTACCATCACCGTAATCAAGATTTTTACTTGCTCCCATTAACCATCTATTCCAGTATGTGCTTTGTATAAAAACTTTGTCAATGTTATCAAACCTATTAAACATTGATTTAAGCCAAAATACATATTTTTGATTTGCAACACCAGGTTGTGCATATACTAAAGTATTAGTATTAAATTTTTTTGAGTATATGTCAGCATAATTTGTTTCCCATTGGTGAGAGATAGAGTTTTTCTGATCATACCAGTAACCAGCTGTATGACTATCACCAATGAAAAGAGTATGACTCATAGTTCTTCTACAATACCTAATACTTCAGCAACTAAAAACAAACCTGGCAACCACATGATGTTTGCACCAAGTAGTACTGCCGCACAACCTGCAATTCTTAAGCCACTTTTTATTAAACTAATATAAAAATGCTTGAAACCGGGATCTTTAGCCGCCGGAATAAAAACTTTTTCTGGAATTGGCATTAATAACCTCCTACATTTTCCCAAGGGTAAACTAACCATACATCTTCTTCTGCTTTATTAACTTCATGTACACTGTAGTCTACTTTACCGTTAAACTCACTTGCTAAATTATCTGTAATAGTAGCAAAGCGAACATTCTTGTGCCAAACAGTTTTCCACGCACCTGTTTCTTGCGGTAGACAATTTGACTGCCAATCTTCTTTAATCCAGTTAAATGTGGCACCAGTATCGTTAATGTCGTCTACGATTAAAATATTTTTACGTTTACTTAAATCCCAACGGGCTTTATACAAGTCTCTTTGTTCTTCATTGACATAACCAAATGCATCTTCGCTCATCCAACAGTTACTTTCGCTTTCGCTATCGTCATCACGTAAACTAACCTTTAGTGCTTCGCCACGTACACCTAACATATTGCTAAGGATAGTAGCAGGAACATTGCCGCCTCGAGTAATGCCTACGATATAGTCAGGCATCCAACCGTCCTTGTACATTTGTAATGCAATGCTAACACAGGCTGCTTCTACATCTTTCCAACTGTAATAATGTTTCTTAATCATTCTTCTTTTGCACCTCTTGCAAGATATTCTTCGTTATTAATCCAACGGTAACCTTCGTACTGTACAAATCGTACAAAGCCCCATTCCTTTTGTTTGCGACCCATAAAGAACAAACTCCAACAAGGGATCTCGTTGCCTTGTGAATCTTTAGCAAGCTCTAACCAATGTAGATCATCTGGTTTACGGAATCGAAAATGTCCAGGACCTCTCCATACTCTTGTTGCACCTACAACAAAGCCTTCCTTACTAATAATAGGAATATGTTCCCAGTAGCCACCTTTAAGAATAAAAGTTGCATAACTCCAAGGATGATCATGCAGTGTAGGTTCGTCGCTCTTTAAAACTTTGTGTAGCGTAATATTAAACGGAAAGCGTTTTCTATCTTTTAAAAATAGATAAAATCGAACCAAGTAAGGCTCTCCGTTATCTCTATCTCTAATAACTCGACGTCTGCCGAGCTTGTCCATAATCTTAGAAAGGAATGTCATCATCGATTTCTCCTGCCTTTATTTTGCCTTCGTAATCTTGTTTACACATGTCGTATACGTTTTTAAAGTTACGCCAAACTTTTTCTAAACCTGGATACTCTTTACACATCTTTTCAACTTCGTTAGGATCAATATTCATATTATTATAGATCCAACCTATATCGATAGTGTCAGTAGTATTAGTGTCTATAGTAAATGTGCCGTTATTAGATCCGGTATATACAACGTCAGCTACACTATCATCACCTGCCCAGTACGTTGTAGTTGTACCGTATGTATTGTCTAAGTTAATAGTAATGTCACCAGTAGTATCCAAGATATCATCCAACTTTAAATCACTTACATTGATAGTAAAACTATCATCCTTCTTTGATTGCGTCATATAGTGCCGCTCCGCTAAAAAAGTTTTTGTTTAATTTGGTACGTTGCTTATCTAAACTTACCATATAGTCATTGTAGTTTTCCATGTAGTTGCGAATTTTATCAACTAATAAACCTCTATATTTTCTATAAGCAAAATAGTCCTCAGTCCATTCACTTGGATATAAAAACTCTGGTACAGCCATTTCACTGTAACTTAGTCTATCAGGCACCATAGGAATAGCATCTACAAGTGCGCCTTCATACCAACTAATACCAAGTGTTTCTTGTAGGTTAGCACTAAACACAAGTTTTGCTTCACCTAACAAGTTGTGATACTCGTTCTTAGTAAGCTCACGTTCCTGACAAACAACAAATTCATACTCGGGAAGTTGTTCTGCTAAATCACGGAAAATATCTACTTGCTTTTCTGGAGCAATACGATGTGGGAATAGAATTAAGTCACGTTTTTCCATACCTTTGTAAGAGTCTAAACTGTTACGCAGATATTCCATAGGCCAGCCAACACGTTTAATACTGGTTTCTCCTGCGTGTGCTTCTTCGACCCAATCTTCAATGTACGGGTCATCTGCAAACAATGTACGCATAAACATATCAATGTGGAAGTCTGTAGCAAAGAAGTTGTCATCAAATACATGAAACATACTTTTCTCTGCGTAACGCACCCACGGAGCATCGCCAATTAGCCTGCCCAAGAAATCATGAGGATCATAAGAACCAGCATGCCAAAGACCACCGATTCTAATGTTAACGCCCAGTAGTTCAGCCATGTAACGAAGTTGGATAACAGTTGGGTTCCAAGCATCCGTATATAGGAAATAATCTCCATCTTTAATTTCTCCGTTGCAAAATTTTTCGCCTATAATTTCTAATTGCTTAGATTTATAAACATTCGTACCACCAAAATTGAGAAATGCCCCAGGCGTAGTTGCCTGAGGCGTCTCTCCTCCACTTATGACCTTTACATCTACATTTGTAGCACGTTGAAGTTGCTTTGGAAGATAATCTTTCCACTGCTTAGTATAACGTGTGTCTACTGCTTCAATGTCTACAATATAGATAGTCATTTAGTTTCTCCGTGTATTAATATTACGTCCGGCATTGCGAGCTTTTGCACGAAGGTAGTTTTGATACTTCTGATACTGTTGCCAGACAGGAGCACTTTTTTTGTAAAGGTCTGCTTCATTAAAGACCTTACCTTCGAAGCGACAGTAGTCGCGGAATTTATCCAAGTCATTAAAGATTTTTGAATATGCTTCACGATTGAATTCGATAGACATTTTATTTTACTCTCTCTTATCATTTAGGGTAAAAAATGGAACAGCCGTTTTCGTTGTCTTCAGCGACACTAATCTCTACAAACCGGCCGGGATATTTGTTAGAGATTTTCTCATAAAGCTCGTCTGCAATCATTTCGCAAGAGCGATGATTTAGATCGAGCACTTTAAAGTCGGACGAGCCATCTCCACTATAGAGTCTTTCAAGCCATCTTTTAAATTGGATGAATTCAATATCTCTATCGTTGTGGAACACCTCGATGCGCACCCGGAAATGGAAAATATGGCGATGAGGAATACCAAGGAACGAAACATCATCCCAATCTCCTGTTGCTAATTTTGGGTCTTTGTCAGCACCTGGATACATATGCACCCCTTCTTTTGAAAAGGTTACCCAAATACTACGTTCTGCATTTTTCATTCTGTCGTTCATATCTTCTTCTTTCATTCGACGTTTCATGTAATCGTAATAACGTTCTTGCATTGTTTATAGTATACTTTCATTCTAATAGTTTGTCAAGTGTTAAAATTGAAATTCTCTAAAATAATGTCTTATTATTTCTTGTTCTAATGGTTTTTGTTCGAGCTGCCAGTGTTTAATAATTGGATGTTTTGATGAAGAATACGCCCAAGCACACTCTCCGGCTATACCAAAGTCTTGATACTCGTCTGTATTGGTATCTATTCCAATACAAGCTCGAGGTGATGTTAATCCAAATTGATAATGTATAGAACTCATTGCAAAATCTAAAATATAGCCATTTGACACAACTACAACATGAGTGTCAATTGTATCTTTATTTAATTCTGTATTATTTCCGCGACCATTGACTGCACCAATTATAGAAACTTGTGCCTTTTCTTCATTTTGCCAATAAGAAACAACTTGTTTTATTTTAGACTTAATCCCGTGATGTGCAAGAACTTTACGCAATACACTTGACATTAAAATACAATGTGTTCCCCATTGATCAATAATACCTAAATTTAAAAATCTAAAATATATTTCTTGAAATTTACTTATTTCTTTTCTATTAATAGATTTTTCAATTCCAAGGCCTACATCTTCAGGCCAATTAAAGTTGAAATTAGGTGTCCATCCAACTCTTTTTAAATGATCAGATGGATTATTATTAAACGCATCGTAAGCACCTATTCTTTTTTTAGGCTTAATAATAATTTCTGAATCTTGTGGAAGCTCAAATGCCTGGTTAGTTAAATGAGTAGGAAGTTCGGGAGTTTTTTGTTTCATTTTATTACCTTATCTTGGCCATATTTGTCCCAAGATGTAAATTTGGTAGAATCCATTAGATCGTGCAATCTATGACACCAAACGCCTGGATTGGTTGCGTTAAAATCCTTATCATCAATTTTAATCATAGTATTATAATTGTATTGTTTGATGTAAGGCATTGGAATACGCAGTTGCGGAATAAAGTTGTCACGTTCAATCATTCCACTTTCTAATAGTGCTTCTGCGTGATCCATAGGAACATCAAGTGTTACAAGATAGCCTTCATCTAAGAAAGGCATCATCATTGCTTCATAACGCTCCCAATTTCCTGCGTCCTGTGGAAAGTTTGTTCCTGGACAAAAACTGTGATTGGCTCCAAAAAAGATATGCTTAATGTTGCCTAAATGTTTTTTAATAGTATCTACTTTGTGCATACCATCTACAAACAGTGTTTCCATACCGTATGCTGGAGTATGCTCTACTTCAATGCCTGTAAAGAAGCGTACATCTTCTGCTACGCCTGTTTCATAATTTCGTTTCATTCTAAGCCTTTTTGTATTAAGTATGCGTTAATTCGATGCATTTCGTCTTTAAGATAAAGTTTCATAGTTTTCATTCTACGGACTTCGTCTGTTACTGTCATATTATTATACTTAATTTCAAGCTCTTCGTCAAGCTCTTTATGTTTCCGTTTTAGCTCTTCATAATGTGCTAATAGCTTATCTTCGACTGAATCATAGTTGCTCATCCTCAAGTTCCTCCAACTTATGTTCTTGTTCTTCAGTAAACTCTCCGTCATCTAATTCGTCATTAGTTACTTCGGCTACATCAAACAATGCATTGAAATATGTACTTGCATTCACAGTCTTTTTACCAACTGCGCCGCGTGTACCTGGAATAGCCATCCAAAACTTAGAATATTCATCTACTTTTTGTAAGGCTTCGTCTCTGTCTGTAATCGCAAATATTTCTTCCACAACATCTCTAAATAGAATCCTGTCAAATTGCTCTTGAACAAGCATTCTTGGAATGACCCCATTGTCGTATTGTCTGTTTGCTTCTTGTACTGCATTTACGTGGCTCCATACATTATGTCCCATTTGGATAGCGTACGAGAAACTATCCCAGGATGTTTTCCCTTCTTTACCTATCTTATTTAGGTCTCCGGGAGCATAAGTGCAAACGTCTGATACTTTGAGTTCAGCGGTAATTGGACTGTCTTCAAAGTTTTTAAATACCCCATCTGATATAACAGCGTCTCTAAACAAGCGGTTGTCTGTAGCATATTTCTTATCGTCAACCGATGGCACCATTCGATATGTCCATTTCGACCTATCCTCTGTTTCATTTTGAATGTATATCTGTCCGTTTGCGGTTGCAAGGAAAGGACTTGCACAATCGAAAGTAATAGTAAAGTTTTCATTGTAGTTCTTCCTTACTGCCCTTTGAATATCTGTTAATAGTAATGCCCATTCAAGTTTACTTGTACCAAGAAAATGCATTACATCGTGAACGCCTTTTTCAAGTAATCCATCAAAGTGTAGTGTAACAATACGTTTAAGCACCAAGTGAACATCACACATATTTTGTCCACCCATTGCCCAACCGTTAAAGTGATTGTCCGGATACTGTTTGGGATCACAGTAGTCCTTCATTTGGTTGTACCAATCATCTGCTTCTTCGTGATTCTCGCCTTGCAATACGTTTAGGAATTTGCAAGCACCAGTACGATTAGCGATCCAATAATCATTGTTAATTCGTGTACCATCTACAGCCTCTTGATAACTTGTGATGCCTGTTGCTTCTTG